TTTCTAAAGAGTCTGGAATATCTTCTTTTCGTTTATTTTTCCAAATAGCATTATCAGAAATTAAATTTGTATCCACTATTCCTACCATATTATCATCTCTACCTTGCTGTACCTCTAAGTTATGAACTTTACCAAAATTTTTATACATTATTGCAATAAATCTATCAAGACCTTCTTTTAATGTTCCTATATTAAGAAAAGCCTCCTGTAATGTAGATGCTTCTACAAATAAATTTCTGATGTATCCAACTTTATAATTCTCTCGGGTATCAGTTGATCCTTCCACTGGTACTTCTACTGGAGATATTCCAACTCCGTCTGGTTCCTTTATTTCAGAGTTTAAAAACGTACCTAAACAAGCATAAAAATTAAAATCCACTATATCCTTGATATGTGGTGCATATGTTTTAACTTTTTCTAAACTTTCAACTCTATCAGGTATTAATATCTGTTTTACATCAGTTGTAAGTAAAGGCTTTGGTAATCCTATTTTATTAGATTCATATCCTGTAATAATTTCACCTAATTTATTAATTTTAGGTTCTACTGATTTAAAAAATGAAACTGGAGACCCGCCTGTATCAACATCAGGCATATATCCCAAATATCTTGTCAATATATTATCTTCAAACCATCCCCATCGTATCCAAATTTTAGCTGGAACAGAATCGTCTAAAAATTCCAAAAATTCGTCACTCTCACCTGGCACAAATGGCTTATCTGGATCTTCCTCAGGCAGTTTAGTCCACTCTGGTTTCCATGGCCAGTAATCCGGATATTTTGTAATATCAGGACTAATACCACCTATTACAGCGGAATGACCCTTATTTAATGGTTGAGCTTTCTCTTTAGCTCGTGCTCTTTTTCGTCCTATTGGTATTAAATTATCTCTGTAATATTCAGTAGCATACTTTTCTGATAAAGTATCAAAATCTTCTTTAGATTTTTCCCAATTAAATCCAGTAAAAATTTGTGTAGTATTTGATTGTCGATATGAAGTAAAAATAGTTATTTTATCGTCTTTTTCTGTAGGTGTCCCTACATCCGTAGACCAGTTATAAAATTTAGATTCTATTTCTGGTATAGTATCTTCATAATTATCAACTATCTTATTTGGATCTTCAGTTGCTGTTAAATAAGGTGGAGAATTCGGAACTTCTGTAATATTAAATTGCTTTGGTCTTTTCCCGTCTTTACCTGCCCTCAAATACTGAATAGCTGGATTGTGGGTAGCTATATAGTCATCAGTAGGATCTATATCTTGAACTCCTTTAGTAAATATAGATTTAGATATATGATCTACTCTTTTTTTCCAATCGTCATCTATACTGGCCTTTACCCACTTTATAAGTATATTACTTCCTATGTCGTTCTGAAACTTTACCATAGCTCCCAACGTTTCGTCCCCGAACCCGCCATCTGCTCCGTATACTGGAAGATTTTGACCTTGTTCTATCAATGCTTCTTGAAATACTGATACTAATGGTTCATATTTAGTCCAATAATCCCATCCAAAATCTACACTTTCGATCAATAACGCCAAAGCAAATTGTTGAGTCTTTTTATAATTATCTGAAAAACCTTCACCACCACCCATTAAATAAAATGCCGCATCTAACGAATCTATTCCATCCCCAAAATTAGTACTAGCCTTTTTGGATCTCTCTTTAACTGAATCTCCCTTCATCTTTGATGTTCTTGAATATCCTTGTATGAGAGATCCATAAACAATTTCTGGTAAATTATCCATCATTAAATAAAATTCGTCTGATACCTCGTCTGGAGATGTATTTTCAATTTTTCTCTCTTCCGATTCATTTTCTACACTTTTTACTGATGGGGAACGCTCTCTATTTACTTTAGTATCCAATAAACTCATTCCAACGGTTTTAATCTTTACTACACAATCAAATCCACCATCATCTCTCAACGAATATTCAAAATTCCAAATAGTTCCATAGACATATTCATAATCCCCTTTATGTTTTAAAATTTCTCTTTCATAATTTTCTGCAGTATTATTTGTTAATAAATCTATTACTCCACCATCACTCTTTATTCCTGATACTCCTTTTTCATTATATATATCAATAATTTTATGTCCTAATGAAGTATTAAACATTGAAGATTCAGTATCAGTTACTACATTCCACCCAAATTCTACTAAAACTTCTGACCCAACTCTAAAAAAATATGGAGAAAGTCTATCGAGGTCTTCTAATGAAAATACAGTAAAATTAACTGTACATTCCCTCGCAGCTTTTAAAGTTCCTTCATATCTAGTTGAAATTGATTTAATTCCTGAAATTGGTCTGTAAAGTGTATCTGAAAAAATAGCTTCTCCCTGAGCTCCTTTACTAAGATTCCAAGGTCTATAAATTGAACTAAAATGACTTTTCATTAAAGGTTCATTAGCGGCAGGTTCTTGATTTAACTCACCAGCTCCAATAATTGATATTCTATCTTTTTTATCTTCTCCAGATATAACACTTAATCCAATCATATGTGCCCAAGTAGATCTATTATGAAATTGAAGAAAATCATCGCCTAATTCTAAAGATTTATTAGCTGAAGTTGATTCTGTAATACTTTGACGTGCGAATGCCTTTTGCTTTTGTAAAAGTTTATAGCGAATTTCTTTTGGTATAGGTCTAAGATTGAAATTAGACATATCAGAATAACCTATTTATATTTTCCAACTCTATCAATACTCCACTTATATTTACAGGAACTCTTATCTGTTTACTTGTATCTAAATAAATAGAACCATCAAATATATTATTTGCCTGAGCGATAATCCACCATAAAGATTGGTCACCGTAAAACTTGAATGCTAAATGTTCACATCTTTCTAAATCGGCTGGATACATATAAACATCATCATCTCTTAAAGGTATTTTTGGATATATGGTTGGCTTTAAAACTTTCTGTTTTAATCTTTTGTCCATTTTTTGATCTGTAAATTTATATCTCATTTAATTTATCAATTCCCATCAAATTCCAAAAGGATTTAATGCAGTTAGAGTTTCCTTTTGTTTAGCGCCCCCGAATTTATACAGTTCAGCTAATTCTGCCTCTTTAGATAGTTGTTCTGGTGACTTATTATTCCAAGCAGCGTTTCCTATTGCAGTCTGTGCTTGGAGATCCATCGATATCTTCGCGGCAGATGGTGTCGGTAATGCACCACCATTAGAAAGCTTCATGGGCTTCCAGACTGAGGGGTTCTGTCGTAACGGATCTAATCCAAATGACCCATTATCAATATGAGCATCGGGATTATATAAATCAGTTGTACGACTCAATATATCTGCTCTTTCCTCTGGTGTTGGTGCAGGATCCACTCGTCTAAACCAACCTTGATCATATCCTAAATGCTGCCCGTATTTACTTGGTAATTGATTACCAATATATCTAAAATCACAACTTACATTTATAAACTTAGGTAATTGCATTCCCCTTTTTATTTCCCAAGGACTACTTTCTTCTACTGTATAACTCAAGGAATTTAAAAATCCTGAAGCCTCATCTAAAATACTTCCAATTGTCAATTGTGTCATTGGTGGAACCATTCTATTGCCATTATTTTCATCGTATTCTGGATAACACAATCCAATTAAATAATTTAATTTCTCCATCAAAAATGGAAATTCAGTTATTGATTTTGGTGCAATAGAAAAATTAAAACTTATATTTCTGTCAGCTCCTTTATAAACATGAACTTGATCTGCTCTACCAATATATCTTTCTGATGTCCAATCTGGAGTTATATTATCATTTATACCAGATAAAATTGCTCTAAAAACTATATTACTTCCCCTTACCATATCCTTAAATCTAAATTTTATGAAATCACGTTCGTCATTAAACTCATTATTAGTTTCCTCTGGTAGTGGATCACCATATCTATGTGCATTTATCTTATCTATTTGATCGGAATCTTTAGGATGAATCCATCCAAGCCTTGAATGCCATTCTAAATTAGAAGCATTATCTGGTTTTCCTTGATCTCCAACATCATCTACTACTTTTTGTCCCCATTGGCGTTCAAGAGCATTACCATATCCATAACTCATACCCCCCAACTTATTTTTCAGCTTTGAATACTCTTTAACTTTCCAACTTTGCTTACCCTTTTGCTGAGTTCCCTCATGTATTGGCTTTTTATCTAAAGTTTTTTGAGAATCTACATATCTAGAAGGTGGTTCTGGAGATTCCTCTAAGTTATACCCCGTAATTGAACGTGCGGCTGATGTAAATGATTTTGTGAGTCCTCGCAATAAGCCTTTTTTAAGTTTATCTCCAAATGTTCCAGCGGCAGTTCCAATTTCTTCTGATTTAAAACTTTCGTTAGCCCACTGCGCTAATTTATTCTTCTTCCCTCGTCTGTTTTTTGGTCCCCAATCATAACCTTCATATCTTTCATATAATCCTAAGGTAACAGGAGATACTGAACCTGGGTCAAGAAAATTCTTTATAGGATTAAGAATACTTGTTTTTATTGTATTCAAAAGTCCCTCTGCACTAATATGTCTTTGTAATTTTACTACTCTTGTAGCGTTCGCTTCAAAGCTCAATGGATTAAATACTCTTGTTTCCTCTCGTGGATTTAATGCCTGTAAAAGAAATTGTTTTCCTAATATAAAATTTCCAGTATTACCACTATGATGTAAAAGTTTTTTTAATCTGTGTAAATCTGCTTCTACTCTAACTAACGCTGTCGGCAATCCACCTCTTACAAATTCTATAGTTGGTCCAGCTCCTTGCCTTCTATCAGTATTTCCACTATAACGAAAAACTTCTTTAAGAGATTTACCCCTCACATACGAATCCTGATCACCCACATCATCATGAGGTCCACCCATATCTAACAAAGATTTATAAATAATAGGATGAATTGGAAATAATGAACCATGACCTGCTTCTTCTCTTATTTTATGAGGGTTCTTCCATTCCCAATAATGATTTATATAACCAAATTTTCCATATGTTCCACCTTCTGCATTTGTAGGATGTACAAATTTTCTTGCTAGCTCAGAACCTATTTTTGGAACTTTATATGTAGATGCTCCTATCATAGTATTAAGTCTAGTTACTTCGTCCTCATTCGCTAAATTAACTGATGAGTAAATTGGATAATCTTCTGATGAATATGAATTAGGCAAAGGTACAACTCCTTCACTAGAACGAACTCCCAAGTTGAAATGAGTTCCAGATTGACCCAAAGCTACAGCTCCGTTATGTAATGGGGGAGTAAATCTTCTACGGTAATGCTTTCTAATATGCCAACTACCTTGACCTGGATAAGGAAAATCATATCCATCCAATCCATCTAAATTTGCTGATATTTTTATCTTAGATCTATCACCGTTTTCATCTATAGGAATTGCTAATCTTGAAGCTATTCCAGTATTTGGGTCTCCTGTTTGCCAATTTAGTTTTCCCATATTTGTAGTAAATCCATATGGATGTAAATCTTGATCTGGATTAAAAGTTTTACCTTTTTTAGTTCCAGCCATAAAATTAACACCTTTAGACTGCAGAGTTGGTTGATTATACGCAGCCCAGGGATACTCGCCCATTTGATCCCACATAGTTTGACCTCTTACATCCCACGTATTTGGAACGTCTGGAATTATAGATTTAGAACTAAGTTGCCACATATGAGGACTATCAACTGCCATATCTGATGTGGGAGGACCAAATCCAAATACATACTTACCAGCCAGGTCACCACCCGTAACCATATAAGCAAGTTGAGACCTAGATTTAAATGGCAATAATGTTTTATCTTTACCAATATTCTTCCAAAATCCTAACGGTAAGGTATGTGTGTTCGATTGGCCTCCAGCGTTACCCCAGTCACCTGGAATTCCACTAAAATAATCAACACCTACCTTTAGAGAAGAATCTATATTACCTAAACCTGTAACCGTTCTTCCACCTTCAATTCCAAGTCTAAAAGTTCCCTGGTGAAATCCTTCTACTACTGGATATTTATATGATTCTCCATTATCTGAAATACCTACAAATTGAGATTTTGTCTTATCCGTAAAAAATTTGGTAAAACCAGTTGCATGTAACTCTTTTGCGGGTACTCCTTCAGTTGTTTCTGTTGGATCAATTGGTGCACTCATTGATCCAAAATAATTAACTGTAAAAATGGACTCTCCAGTTCTCAACCCTCTATCTACTAAACCGTAATTATCTGGATATTTATAGTTTTTCCCATCTTTTGTAATACCTATAAATTTACTTTCACCAATTTGCATATTTTTACTAAATCCCATAACATCATGATCTATAAAATAATTAACTGTAGACGGTTTGTGGCGTTTTGGAACTTCAACGAATTTTATGTTTGGGTTAAATATCTCACCTTTCTTATTAAATTTTTCTGCTAAATTTTTTCTAAATTCGCCAAGTTCACCTTTTTTGTCAAATGTCCCACCTAATCTTTCACTAATATCTTGCAATTGACTACCAAAAAACATACCACCTAAATCTTTACCCAACATTCGATTTTCTGCTTGTTGTTGCTTCCTCATCCAACTTTCTAGAGATTTTTCCAATCCAGGTATATCTTTAGGAGTTAAATTCTCTAATTTTCCATTCTGAATATCCGAAATTCGTTGAGTAATATAATCCACCATTCTACCTGCATTCGCATATACATTTTTATTAAATTCTGATTTCCTATGATTTTCTACTAAAGTATGTGCAGATTTTAAATTTTTTAACTCTTTTTGATATATAGTCTTTGCTTCCTTAACAGTGGAGCCAGTCTTAACCAAATCTTCTAAAAACTTTGTTCTACCTACACCCAGTTTCGTTTTTAAATCAGAAAGATTCTTTAATGCCGACTCCATATTTCCAGATAATTCTATAACTGGCAAATCTCCAGGTTCCCTATATGTTAAAAGCCACGGATCATTAGATGACCTACCAAAATTACTTTTATATGGACTTCTTTTTCCGGACTTTCCATAAGACCATCCTGATACATTAGCACCTTTTTTAACCATTCCCTTAGGTGAATATTTTTTTAATTTTGGTCTGTTTAAGTCTGTTAATGCCATCGTTAACCCTCTATAAATCCTCTATAAAGTTTATTTTGACCTTTTGTAGTTGCATCAATCATGCTCTGTCGTTGTCGAGTTGATTGTGCTTGTCCTTTACTGATAGTTTGTTCTAATTTATTCATTGCTCTTGTATTTTCCATAAAAGCATTAGCTATCATAGTATCAGAACTACCTAATCCCGCTGCCTTTTTTATTCCTATGAGTGTGTCATTCTCACTAAATGGAATTGGAGCCATACCTGGTCTAGAAACAAAATCTTGTTGTTTAGCGAAGGTTGATCCAAGTGCTGCTCCACCAGCTGCTCCTATTCCTACTACAGCCAGACCTCTTGCTACAGACATCGCATCAAATGCAAAAGAAAGACCTCCTGACATTGCAGTTCTTATAGCTGGAACAGCCGCGACTAATAGTCCTACTACTCCACCAATTATAGCACCCAATAGTTTATAATTTCCTTGAGCTTGTTTCGTAACCTCATTTGAGGCTTCCTGTGCTGAAATCATCTTGGCTACATTTGAAATATCAGTTCCTATAGCATTACTAAGTAATTTTCTTTCTACCAAAGTTAATCTTTGAAATTCTAACTCCCCACCTAATTGATTCTTAACTTCTTTCATCATTCCTACTAGATCATTATTCATCATCAATTGTCTAGCTCTATCTAAATTCATATTTTTCTGAAGTACTGAATTAGCCATAAATTGTGCACCAATAGAGCCTTCTATATCTAATAAATGAGAAGCTATCTGGTCAGCTACTTCCAATCCTATACCCATAGTTCTTATATGTACAGCTGCTTTCATAAATCCTTCAGCAGTACCGTCAGCATATTTTGCCATCAATTCTGTAGAGTTTGCTATATCGTCAAATACTTTTGAAGGCAATACTCCTTTAGATCTTGCAAATTCAGCAACTGTGTTCTGTACATTAATTAATTGTTCATGGCTACTATCAGATAAAGCACTCTGTATTCTTAATATTTTTACTGCTTGTTCTGCTTCTATTCCATAAAAGAATGATTGTTTTTTAAGTTGCCATGCTATTTTAGTATTTACATCATTGATGGTTCCAAACTCTTCCGCCATCGACTTAACATAACCTGAATTAATAAATAATGATGGACCTAATTTGATACTCCGTTCTAGAGAAAGACCAGTTTCAAATGCAAACTTGGCCATTTTAGCTGCCATTGTTGATACAGCTGCGGCAAGTCCTATTGCTCCTAACTTCATCACATTAAACTTCCCTGCAACACCTTTTGCGTTTTTATCTACTACCACCAACTCTTTACCAGTCTTACTTACACCTTCACCAACTGGAGATCTAAACCACTGGCCCATTTTTTTACCTAAGGATTTTCCAAGATTAGCACTTTCTACCATTCCTGAAGTAGTACCTTCAACTGTGCCTTGGTATAACCCCTCTTTCAAGAACCCACCTGAAGCTTTAGCTCCTTCTCTAAATGAACCTTGCATATTTTTGCTCATATCACCAAAATTTATTGCATCTGCTAGAAAATCTCCAATGAACGGAATTTGACGAAATGTACTCTCTATACCACTCATCATTTTTTCTATAGAATTAGCTCCCGCATTTACAACATTATTATATCTTTTCTGCCCTTGCTGTAATTTATTTAATTGTTTTAATTGGTTTACTAAAACTTTATCTCCAGATTTTTGAGCTTTTAGAATTTGATCACTAAGGTCTGCCACATCAAAAGTTTCTTTATGAATATTTTTTGTATTTGATAAAACCTGTTTTGCTATATCTAAATAAGCTTTATTACTTTTAACAATTTTTTCACTAGCATCTGAAGTATCAGTAACAGATTTTTTGATGGTTTCAGAAATACCTAGTATAGACCTAAAAAGTTTAGGTTGTTGTTTTAACAACTCATTAAACTCTTTAAGGTCATCTTTTTGTTGTTTTGTTAATTTTGGATCTGCCATAAGTTTTATCTTCTTTTAATTGAATAGTGTAGAATACACTATATATAAATCATTTCCTAATTAGTCTAAAGAATCAAAATAATCTGATACGGCATCATATCTATCAGCCCATTCAGGATCATCTTTTTTCTTCTTTTCTATATGCTGTATAATATCTTTACCTATTTTATCAGCAGCCTTTATATGTCTTTTCATAACTGGATCTCTTGATAGAGCTTTCAAAACTTTTGAAGATTTCCTTTTTGCTACTGCTTTAAAAAGACTACCAAGAAATTCTGTAATTATTTTATTTTCTTTTACTACATACTTAGCCAATATTGACTCCTAAAAACTTAAATTAAGGGATTCATATATAAATATACAAATAATCATTTTTTAATTTTTGGAAAATTTGGTTTTATGGATTTTTTTTGTGCTTTTTCTATAGCTTCGTTTTCATCCTTATAAGCCTTGTCTAATCTTTTAAGATACCATCTTCTTAGATAAACTGGCATATTATAGGCTTGTTCAAAGGGTATTGAACCTCTAGAATTAAATGTTAGTTGAAATATCTGTTCGTGGATCTGAGTTTTATACTCAGGAGGAAGGCCAAAAAAACTGTACCGTCATCGGGACAGTAACTTCTACCTCCTCCCCATCCACATCAATTGTTATTTCTAAATCGATATCTGGGGTGTTATCTGAAATATATTCTCTAAATGATCTACTATCTACAGCGAAAAATTCATTATCTACAAAGTTATTAATAAATGATCGTTCAGAATTACCATCAACTTCAAGTATCATATGTTTTAATCTAGTAGTAAGAGATCTATCTATATCACTAACTTTACTTAATGATTTAGCATGTTTTTCAATATTATCAACATCACCACTAGTTAATAATTTATACTTAATAACTCTATTTGTAGTAGGTAAAGTAAATTCAAATGTATTTTGTCCTTTAGATACCTTACTAAAATCTACTGAAACATCCTTCAATGAAGTTAAATCCAAATTATGTGTAGTAGGTTCTCCAGTAACAGGCGAAATAACTTCAAACTCATATTCTTTACCATAAGCTAACACTCTCGCAGCTATCAATAAAGCATTTTTATCACCAATCAATAAATCATCAATTTTGACTTTTTTATCGACTATCAAATTATCTAAAAGTACATCTAAAACAACACCTTTAGCAATAAGATTTTGTGACGTCAAAACATCTTCATCTTTAGCTGTCATATATTTTAATTCGACCTTACCACTTGATAATGGACTTTTTTCAGGATAAAAATATCCTTTCGACGGCAGATCGATGGTTTCCGTCGGAAACGTAGTTTCGGGCATGTCATTCTCCTTAATAAAATTTATAACTAATTGTAAATATAACTAAAATCTATCAAACAAATTTTTATTTTGGTATTTATTTTTTTGAAGGTGCGAATTTCTCTTTAATTGGTTTCAAAATCATATCAAAAATAATATCATCATATTTAGTAGGTGTAAGTTTTACGATTTTTTCTACTGCGTAAATACCAACTAAAACATATTCCCAATTTGCTGCTATCCATTCACTCATTTTTATTCTCCGTTATTAATTAGAATTGTAAAATTGCGTAATCATAACGCAATTGTAATTCAATATCTACTGGATCTGTTCCATTTGCAAAATCCAAATCATTAAAGTTTGCATCTTGTACCCATGCTCCTTTTAATGTCCATTCTTCAACCACATCACCAACTGGACCTAATAAATTAAAAGATACATCCTTTTTATAAAAATCTGAATAACCATCACGACCTGTTACTGACTCGTGTGATAATCTAACCCATTCCATACATGCTTGTGCTGCAGAAGGAACTACTGGGTCATATAAAGTAACTGCTAAAGGTTGCCATTCTCCTTTACCTTTAATATATCTCTTTACATTAATATGGTCTAAAACTATTTCTTCAAATGTAATCTGTGGCCTACTAGCTGTTTTAATCAAGTATGCCGGAATACCTTCGATATACATGACATACCGATTTTTAGTTTTCGGTTCAAATGGGGTAAACATTATTTCAGTTGCATCAATTAACTCAGGCATCTTTTCTTCTCCTAAATAAGATTTCTTTTCAGTAATAAATATAAAGGTTATGAAAAATTGCGCTTATATTAATAATATCCTTTAGAAGTTTTTTTGAAGTTTTTATAAAAACAAAAAACCCCAGTAAAAACTGGGGCTTTTAGTTATCTTATAAAGATATTTTATTATTCTGGAAAGGTTGCTCCAGTAGGTTGAACAACAAAATCCAACACAATGAACTCAGCGGTTCTTGTAGGTTGAACAAATATCTGTCCAACTAACCTATTTCTATCTATTTCATCAGGTGTGTTGTTTGATTCATCCATCACTACCCTAAAAGCATTCAAACCACTATTGGACTGTACATTTTCAAGATATGGATTAACCGTATTCAAGAAACGATTTCTTGTTGCGGTTGTATTCTGTTCAAACACCAAGAATTTAGATGTTGAAGCAATAAACTTCTTCAGATTAATTAACAATCTACGAACATTAATCCTATCAAGTGCTGATGGTTTGGATTGTAATGTTTTTTGTCCAAACACCGTCGGTCCTTGACCAGGAAATGTTGCAATTGGGTTAATTCTTTCTTCATAAAGCTTATCCCTCTCTGCATGATTTAACTTAAACTTAGCTTTAGAGGTTATAGTCAATCCACCTCTATTTAATCCTGCAGGTGCAAACCATTCTTGACCTATCCTGTCATTAAAAGCAAATACACCAGACAAAGCAACTGAAGGTGGTACCCAAACTGGTTCCACATTGCCTCCTTCTATGGAGTAATTTACTTGTACCCAGGGATAATACGTAGCTGTATAATTAGTATCTAGTGATCCAAGAGCACTAGTTGCTTGCGAAATAGTATCCGCCCAATGGAATCCATCCATTATATAGAAACAATCAGCTCTTTCTTCCACCTTAGTTATAGCGTGTTCGGTAATATTATTATGACAATTACTACCATCCTTACTATGAATAATTCCAGGAAGTACCAACATATTAATATCGAATTCATCTGGATTAGATACTGCATTAATAGCTCGTTTGTATAATGTAGTTCCACTAGTACTTGAAGTAGAACAATCAAATCCCATTACATTAGTAGTAGTTATATCATTACCCATAGATGGTTTTGAAGCTGGATCTACACCGTCGAATCCCCATTGAAAAGGAACTGCAAACCGTCTCTGACCTATATCAGATAAAGCTAATGTTATCTTTTCAGTTGAATCTGAATAAGTTGAAGGACTTCCAGGTAAATTTGCTGCGTCACCATGTCCATACACATTATTTAAACTAAAGCATAGATTAGATCCAGTTCCTGTTCCACTTGGAATTGGTGAAAGATAAGCTGCTCCATCATTATCATATTTGCCTCTTATTCTATTATCTACTCCAATGTCCATGAAATCAAATCCATGATACGCACTTGCTTGAAAGGTTTGTTCATTAGTATTATCAACTTGTTGAAGCTTCATTGAAGCTGTTGGTACTAACGTACCACCTGCAATTGGGTTATCTAAAGCTGCATATCCATACGGTACTACCGAGTTTGGATAATTTTCTATATTTTGATAATCTCCAACTCTACACCATTTAGATCTATTTGGAAAGTTTCCATGATATGTCAACCTACCATTAGAATCTATAATTACATGAGAATCTCCAATTTGTTTTGCAAAATAGCTTGGAGAAGCTGGATCAAAATTACAATTTTCCCAAGTTTCTGGTGCTCTACCATCTAGAGGTATAATAGACAAAGTAAAATCTCCATAATCAGATCCTGGAATTGTTCCAGCTGCTCTAATATTAGAAATACCTACTTTATATTCAGTATTCATATCAGTACCATGACCTAATGTATATACTCTAAATAAGTTTTTAAACGTTCTATCCGAAGTTTGATCCCAACTAGTTGCACCTTGATCTATAATATAAGGTGTTCTTGCAGTACAATAATCAACATTTCCACCCCAAGAGGTTGAATCGCCTACTGCATCATATTGAGCAGTATAACCTCCATTAGTTCCACCAGAAAAATTTAATCCAGCAGATGCTGAAGCACTACCAGTAACTTGCAATCCACCTAAAGATGATCCTACCATATCTGCTGATGTATGAAATGCCTTATAGATATATGCATAATCAGTATTATTTTGTGGATCTGATGAAATCTTTTTAGCAAAATAATTTGCACTACTACTATCAAAGCTCAAATTAGTAAAAGTTTGATGTACTCCACTTGAACCACTTATAGTTAAATCAAACTCGTTATTAGTATCATCCAAACTTGCAGAAGCTGAAAGTCCAATTCCAACATTCTGTCCAAGTCTTGTATTAGTTAAAGTAAAAGCTACTACACTGCTAGAGACATTTGCTGCTATAGATCCACTAGCAATTACATTTATGTAATCAGCTCTATATCCACCTGTATGCATTACCCGAACTACCGTTACGGTAGATGCGGATTTTAAATATTCTTGTACTGCAAAGGGAACATAGGATGTTTTTATATTTTGACCAAATCTTTCTTC